CGTCTAGACTCAATAATTCGTCTTTGGCTGCGTTGCGAGCATCATACAATCTTTTGATTAGGCCCTGTGTGCGCAGAATCTTGAAAGCAAGATTCTCCGGACCAAACTCACCGTGTGCATCCAGTCCAGCCTGACGGTAATCTTTGATTTTGTCGGCCATGGCTGAAATCTTTTCATAATCCTGGCTTTTGATTGCACTTTCAATACGATGGCCGAGATCTTCAAACTTGCTTTTTACGCTGATGTCATCCACGTCAGGCTGACGTCTTTTAGGAACACTTACCCAATCGTCATTGGTCAAAGAGTATATGCCTTGACTGTGATGAGTTTTGTTTGCGTCCTGTACGTAGAGCTCCACATCATAGCCACCAATTTTGATGTCATGCTGTTCGTTGTAGACATACTTCTTGGCATCAAACAATTCGCGATAAACTTCGTTTCGATCAGCTTCCGGCAAGTCTACCACCAGATGTAAATCGATGTCTGAATGTGGGGTGTAGGTATATGCCGCATTGGATCCTGACACAGTGATGTCTTTGACTTCAACATCTATGCCCAGGAATTCGCGGAAATCGTCGGCAACTCGCAACAACTGTTCACGCACTTCGGGGCGCATTTTTTCATCTGCGCCCCAGATACGTGGATTTAGTTTATCGTTGAACTTGACTGCATCGCCTAAATCGTAGGAATCTAACTCATGGATGTTCATGAGTGTATTTACCGTTACTTGGCTTTGGCTTGTTTCTTGTCTTTTTTGCTCGACGCAATGGTTTTTGCCACCACGGGAGCATCAGCAGGCGGTGGAGCCTGCACATTTACTGGAGAAGCTTGCCCGCTGGCCTGTGCCATGGCATGTAGATCTTTATAAAGCTGATCTTGAGCCTGGAAATCAAACACATAGGTTCCGGTGTGTTTGAGCAATACACGCTTGTCTACCCAGACTTTGCCGCCTAGGTCACGCCAGTTTTCGCAGAAAGTCCAGTCTTCTGAATAATAGCGATTTTCACGCACTGCTGTGTCAAAATAGGTTTTCATGTAAGGATTAAGTTCGGCTGGCAAACCAATGTCATTGGCAAACGGGCGGGTGGCCGGATGTGCGTCTAGTTTCTCAAACACATGGCGCTTGATCAACATAAAGCCAGTGCCAGTTTTGCTTACTTCTTGCAGGCCATCGGGTCCTTCTTCGGCACCTTCAAAGCCATTTACACACCATTTCACAGGCAGGCTTTTCATAGGATAAAGTCCGCCAATCACATCCACGTCACGATTAAGCATGACCAACAAGTGCCAGGGTTCCCAACCAATGTCAGCATCAATGAACATCAAGTGTGTGCTTTCTTTGTTGTTCAGGAACTTGGCTGTGAGTGTGTTTCTAGCACGGCTGATCAAGCTTTCATTGGTCATGGTTTCCATGGTCCAATCAATGCCCAGTTGACGGCAAGTGTTGGCCCATTTGATATAGCTCATGAATGTTGATTCTGTGAGCATGCCACCATAACAAGGCATGCAAATATGCACACGTGTGGTACGCAGGTAATCAATGTTGACTTGTATTTGTTGCTGACCAGGCTGTGCCGGCTGTTGGGCCTGTGTTTCAACAACAGGGGTTTGTGTGGTAGGTACTGCGTCTTTGTTTTCAGCCATGAGTTCCTCTAGTAAATTGTGTGATATTTACTAGCGATTATACAGGCTGTTATTTTTTCTTGCGACCGGCACAGTGTGCTTTTTGGCTGAATCCTCGGGGACGGGCACAGTTGATACTGCGCTTGTATTTACGACTCCATTTTTCATCGATGTAGTCCATGCCCATTTTGAGTTCTTGTATTTTGTCCTGTAGAAACATGATACTGTCACGCAGGCAGGCCAGGCGTTCTTCGCGCATGATAGAAACTGGATTATCGCCGGCGTATATGCGTTCTTGTCCGTAGATAATGCCTTCTTTGGCATCATTTATTCCAAGAGCTTGGTCAAATATGGCTCGTAATTCTGAGTCAGCGGCACCGTATAGATCTGTTATGATCTGATTTCTATCATTGTCATTGCCGTCTGTGTAAAGTTTGCGGATTTGGCTGGCACTGTTGGCATCTACACCTTGCACCTGAAAATTCACTGTGGGAGTTATGGCAACATATCCGTGCCGGGTCATTGGCTCGATGCTTTTTTTATTGTCGGGCAGGGGTTGCAAGTAACCAGGTGATCCATCTTTTTTTGTAGCAAAATTAAATCGTTGTGCATCCTTGGCACTCACAGCAAATACTAGCACAGTGTCGGCCTTTTCTTCATCAGACAAGGTGTCTGTGATTTCTGTGGCCTGATAGGGATTTTTCACTTTCTTGATGCGCCCAGATGGTATGCCCAACTTGGTCATCATGGTTATTTTGTCATCATATTTGAAAGGGCTGGTTTCAGGCTCGCGTTTTTCACTGGTAGCGACGTATACTGAATTGTCTCCAAACTGTTTGGTCAGCCAATCATAACTGGCCTTATGGCCCAGATGGAAAGGATGGAATCTGCCGGGATATATTACAAGATAGTTCATTGTAATATATTTATGGTTACATGTGCTCCAAGACCCAAAGATAAAAAGGAGTGGTAAATTTAAAACTCACTGTGCCATTGCAACCCATTTCACCGTAGAACTTTTGTTGGGTGCTGACAGTGGTGCCATTGAAATTGTGTGTGTATATTGCGTGTTCAGTAAAGATTTTATCAAGTTTGATGCCATTTATTTCCAAATTGGCCATGGTCAGCAGGGAATCAGACACGATATTTCCATGCACATCGAGTTTGGTATGATCCAAAGTTTTATGTTTGAGTACAAATTTTAATTCATGCGACGCTGGTATATCATCAAATTCAACAAATATCTGCTGGCGATTTTTTACATGATCACAGTCAAAAAATTTGTGATTGTTTAACCAGGCCTCGAATCCCAATTCAGCGGTTGGATCTGTTGTATCAAGCACACACGATACAATTGATGTGCGTTCCATTTAGTAAACTGCGGTAATGGACTGTATAGATCCTGCGTCAAAGCCCAAGATCTGGGCTCGCAACCAAGTAAAATTACCAACGATATTCACAGGTATGGTTCCTGTGTCTGTCGTGATGCCATCGCCATATGTGGCTTCTGGTATATCAAACCAGGCCGCAGAATCTTTGAGATCATTCAAGGACGCTTGGATTTTGATGATACCTACAAAATTCTGCAGACGATAGGTAATGGTCTGCAAACTGCCTTGGCCACCGTAGTAGTTGGCTGCTGGCACAGCATCACTGTACCAGTCTTGACTGCTGCCATCATAGTTGCCTGATGCAGTTCCATAGGCCACGTCAGTGACAAGGACTTGTGTGGTGATGGTCATGCTTGCTTGATTTCAACCAAAGTGCCTGCACCTGCCAGTTCACCTACCACAGCTTCTAATTGTGCCACAACTTCAGCACTCAGCAGTGTAGATTCTGGAGCATCATCACGCACTAGTTGACTGACCGTGATTATCAGTGTTTGTTCGTTAATTTTTGCCATAGTGTATTATTTAGCCTGGATTATCTGCATGGTTTTTCTTATAAGTCCAGGATGTACCAAGGCCAACATGGTCAACCATAGTGTGGTGTCGTAGTCCACAAAAAAATAATCTTGTGTGCGATTGAAAGATATCGGTAACCACTGGGTCAATGCTGGGCTTAATCGCACGCTGTTTTGATGATTTTTTAAGAATTTGACCAATTGCGTTTTTTCATCAGCTGTGAGCTTGATCAAGCGAAAATAACTGCGATATTTGTGTTGAGAATGTTTGAGCTGTATGGTATTTCGTGGACGATCAATTTGTGCCTGGGTGTAATTTTTATGAGTCAGTTGGGGCATGGCATCGAGCTGATCGATCAAACATAGATCATTGGTGTACACGTAACCTTGATCCACACTTACTACCAATTTGAATTTATTGCTGGCGGTCAACAAAATTTCAGCCAGTGCATGCAAATCAGATACTGTGCTGGCAGTGATTTCCTTGCAACGGCGTCCTAGTATGTTGGACTTGTAACTTTGTTTGCCATTGACCCAGCGTTGTTGAGCTATCTGACGCCAGGCTTGTCGCCGTTGAACCATCTCGTCGATGCTGTCATGATCTAGTTCGCGCAGGCAGTTTATTTCATCCAGATGAAAACTGATACAGTATTTAAACTGATCATAAAAAAGTCGATCTTTGACAACTGGATTAAACTTTTGGTTTGAATCGATCAAGTACTATGTAACCTTCCTCGTTGACCACAGGTTTGGCAGTAGATTCTTCGATGATAAAATCTACCACGTTATCTTTTATCACTGCATGTATAGTGCAGTTTTCTAAACGATCAAACAGAATCTTTTTACTCAAAGGCACACGTATAAGTTCGTCAATTTTGCGACCCAAAGGTCTTGCACCCATTTTGCTGTCATAACCTTGCTCGGCCAACAGATCAATCACACTTTCTGTCAAGGTCAGTCGTATGGATTTTTCTGCTAGGCTAGTCTGTAATTCGTCAATAAATTTTAAAACAATTTTTTTGATGGCCAAGGTATCCAGCTTGCTAAACTTGCAGACCTGATCGATACGATTACGCAGTTCAGGTTTGAAAAAGTCTTTCATGGCTCGATCTTCGCTGCCAGTGCGTTCTAAACTTTGAGCAAAGCCAATGTTGTTGTTTTCATTGTCTCTGGCTCCCAGGTTTGACGTCATGATTATGATGCAGTTCTTGAGATTCACTGTCTTGCCATTGGCACTGGTGATCTTGGCTTCGTCTAACATTTGTAACATGATATTGATTACGTCTGGATGCGCTTTTTCAATTTCATCAAACAACAACACAGCATAGGGATTCTTACTGACATCGCTGATCAGTTTACCGCCACCAATATTGCCATCTTCAAAGCCCACATAGCCCGGAGGAGCACCAATCAAGCTGGCTACAGTGTGGCGTTCTTGATATTCACTCATGTCATATTTCAACAGTTTCATGTCAAGATTTTCTGCCAGAAGTTTGGCCAATTCGGTTTTACCTGTGCCAGTGGGTCCTAAAAACAAAAAGCTGGCAATGGGTCGTTTTTCGTTGCCAATGCCCGAGAAGTTGATGTACACACGATCCAGCACACTATCTACCGCTAAATCTTGTCCGTATAATTTTTGTTTGATATTTGATTCCAACTCAACAATTTTGGCACTGCGTTCGTTCTGCAGGCGATCCAAAGGTACATTGGCCACGCGGCTGAGTTGTGACATGATCATGTCTCGATTCACGGTCACATTGCCTAGATCCTTAACACGCTCGCGGGCACAGGCTCCATCAAGGAGATCAATGCTCTTGTCGGGATTCTTGCGATCGTGTATGTAACGACCCGAAAGTTCCACTGCGGCTGTGATGGCTTCGGTATCTATTAGCACGTTGTGGAACACTTCTAGTCTAGGGCTCAAGCCAATCAGGATCTGTTCCGTGGTAGCCGCATCGGGCTCATCAATGCCCACTCTATGGAAGCGCCGCATGAGCGCACGATCCTTTTCAAAACTTTCGTAGTATTCTTCCCAGGTGGTCGATGCCACTACCTTGAGACTGCCTTTGGTTATGGCTGGTTTCAACATGTTGGCCATGTCCAAGGTGCTTTGACTTGATGCACCTGCACCTTTCATAGTATGTGCTTCGTCTACGAACAATATACAGTTTTTCTTGGTTTCCAAGGCCTGTATGACCTGTTTGAACTTTTCTTCAAACTCGCCGCGATACTTGCTGCCGGCCAACAATGATCCTATTTCTAAACTCCATACTTCGTGATCCTTGAGAAATTCTGGAACACGTCCTGCACCAATTTCCTGTGCTAGGCCTTCCACTATGGCAGTTTTGCCCACACCAGGATCTCCGACCATGAGCACATTGGCCTTGAACTTACGAGCCAATACTGTGATTATTTCGTCTAGTTCTGAACTGCGACCTATCATGGGTTCCAGACGATCTGTCTTGGCCAGGGCTGTGAGATTAGTACAATGTTCGGTGAGAATTTCTGTGGCCTGCTGATCCGTGATAACCACGTCGGAATGATTGTAATTTTTTTGCCAGAATTCTGCAAACTCGTGTTTCTTTACTCCATATTTGAGCAGGAAATAGTGTGCATGACTATTGGTTTCGGCCATCATGGCCAGATAAAGATCCAAGGTGCTGACACTTCTGCGACCGGTGAACAAGACCTGTGTGAGTGCGCGATTAAACACTCGTTCAAGAGCATTTGTTTTTTTTGGTTGTACATCTTTGGTAGTGACTAAATTGACCTGTCCGTGCAGATAGGCATCCAATTCAGAATCAAACAAGACCACATCAATGCCAAATTTTTCCAACACTTTCCGAAAAGGATTGTAGCGGATCAAAGACAGCAATACGTGTTCGGTCATTACGTATTCATGATTGTGATTGCGAGCCAATTTGACTGCGGAGTCAATGATCTGTTCTATTTCTGGATTATTTTGCATGGATTCCTTCTCAATCTGTTTCTATGCTGTTATTATACAACAAATAAATTTCAATAGCAATCTATATGGATATTTATTGATCTCTAACTTGAGTGATCGATTCTATCAAACTCACAGGTATATGATCCGGTATCACGGCCTGCACTCGAACAAATAAATCTCCTGGGGAGGCACCTCTTTGTCCTAGTCCTCGACCACGCAATCTAAAAACAGTGCCAGGTTGTGTTCTTGGAGGTATCGTCAAACTCAATGTGGCACCCAGTATATCTCTAACCTCTATTTGGGCGCCTAATATAAGATCCCATACACTAACAGCATGTTCGGTGGTCAGGTTAGGTCCTTGCCGTGACCATTTGGGATTGGGATGTATGCGGTAAGTGATCAAAAGATCTATGCCGCCGGGACCTATGCCAGGATACTGTACTGTGTCTCCGTCGTTGATACCGGCCGGAATGTCTATTTCTATGACCTGAGTGCCTTGAGGAGTGCCCACGCTCACAGTTTTTCTTGTGGTCTGTGCCACATCCTGCAAGGTCACCCACAAGCTCATTCTAGCCTGTTGTTGTCGGGGTTGATGCCCTTGCTGGAATCTGGCGCCAAATATATCAAATATGGTTTGGAAATCAAAAGGGCCCTGTGCGTGTGAGCCAAAATTATGGAACTGCGGCTGTGGTTGATCATAAGCGGCTCTTTTTTGAGAATTGCTCAAGGTATCGTAGGCCTGCTGTATTTCTTGAAAGCGTGTTTTGTCGCCGCCTTTGTCGGGATGATGCTGGCTGGCCAAGCGGCGATATGCTCGCTTGATTTCGTCGGCTGTGGCATCACTACGCACACCCAGAGTATCGTATAGGGTTTTCATGTAAAAGAAAAATGGTCAGCATAATAATTATACTGACCATTGAACAACATGTCAATTACTTCTTGGCAGGTGGAACCGGTGTGCCTTCCAGTTTTTTGTGTACTTTGATGTTCTTGCACACTTCTTTTTTGGTTTTTTCGTCGGTCTTGCAAACACGTTTGGTTTCACCAGCGGCATTGGCAACTGTGATCAAGCTCACAGCAATTACAGTGGCCCAACAGATTTTGATTATAGAGTTCATTTGTTTTTCCTTTTAGATTTCTGGGTGTGGCGGCTGTTGTGGTGCTCCAAATGCCGGAGCCGGAGCCGGTTTGGCCGCTGGTGCACCAAATGCCGGAGCAGGGGTTGATGTTGCGGATACCCCAAAGCTGGGTGCAGGTGCGGCAGGTGCGCCAAAGCTAGGAGCTGGCGTTGATGTGGATATGCCACCGTTGTTGGCGCCGGCCATTTTTTCTTGTGTTCTACCATATGCGGCGATACCAAGTATGGCACCCATGGCCATGTGGAATAGACCAGCACCTTGCAAGGTAATTGGCATCCACTGGCTTTCAACTTTGCCGTCGCCCAGGACCTGTACCAGGCTCCACAGGATAGGGAACAACACAAAATCGGCCATACAAACGGCCATGTACATCCAACCCATAGCCGGACGCCACTTTGAATTCATCCAGTCTTCGTTTTTCTTAGCACTTTCGCTTTTGACTTCTTCGGCAGGCATACCGGCTCCTTTTATTTTTATTATTATAATGTACTACTATTATTACACTGCTGAGGCTATAGTGACCAAGGCAGTTATAGCTGTATTTAACCTTTGCTTGGTCTCAAATTGTGACATGTTTTCAGTGATTGTGATCTGACGTTGTAGATCTAACAGTAGCTCTGCGTATTCCGCAGGCTTGATATTGCCAGCACGCAATTCTTCTCCGTAGGCGTTGGTAGCAGTGGCCACCATGCGGGTGTTTTCATCATCGGGGTTGTTTAAGATGTGTAGCACTTCAGTTTCCCATTGGCTCCAGCTCATTTCGTTCTCCTTAGTTTGTTGGCAGGTATCACACCGTGATATTCTAAAGTGTCTCCGGTGTTATCCTGTACATTTCTATCCATGTGTAACCGATCGGCATCTAAATCTTTTTTGGATATTTGTAAAACCACGATTTGATCCAACCACTCTTCAGGCACCGACTCTGCGGTTTCAGCATAACTGCGTGCCACTTCTGGATCCTGTGCAAGATACACCACACCGGGTTCACTGTCGGTCCATTGGCTCTGCGTAGTGTTGCCCAGGCCTTTTGCCTGTATGCTTTTCAGCAAAGGTCGGTAGGTGGCATGATATAGATATTCTTGTGTGTCTTCCCACACTGTGGCTTCTGCTCCGCGATGTTTGTCCCAAAAGCCTCGACCAGCATCGGTTTGATCCCAACTCCTTATGATCTTGTACCCTTTGCTTTTTAAATAATCATACATGGCAGCCGCGATGCCTTGCCCATGATAGCGTTCATCCACCCATACAGTTTGCGGATCCAAGCGACCCTGTTCATCAAAGAAAAATTCTGCCATGCCCAACTCTCTAGCACCATCCGCACCATAAGCACGTATGGCCACGCCATCGGCATCCCGGGATATTTTAAGGCTCATGCCTTCGTAGTCTTTTACAAACTCTTGGGCTCTCATAGGCTGTAGGGATCCACTATGACAAGATGACCGTTGTTTCTACGGCCAAGATTTTCCACGGCTGTCAAATCCAAAGGGGCCTGTCCGCCCAAGACCTGTATCATGTCTTCGGTGGCCTGTATGAGACCAAATATTTCTGCCTCACTCATTTCTGCTGGCACAGGATTTCGTTGTAAAAACTGTTCGCCTTGTTCACGGTCCACAGCACTCATGAGCTTCTCTATGTAGTCCAGGGTGGCTTCTTCGTTGGCCACATAGTTCACACGTTCCATTTCATACACAAAGTAGCGTTCGTTGTCTATGTCAAAGAAGCCCGAGTTGTAGATCCTGGGATAGAAAGGATTGCGCTGATTTTGTTCAAAGAATTTCACATAGTCCAATACAACCTGTTCACGTTCTGGATCGCCAGTGCCTAGCACTTTGACTATGGTACCTCGCGGACTTTCAAAGGCCATCTGGTCGCGTCCTTCACCAGCCAACTCATAGCCACGATTGAAAAAATATTCTTGTATGCGGTCACTGACGGTGAGTTCGTCGGGATAGTTAACTTCCTTTATTTGTTTTACCGGAACCCACGCTGAGATATAATCTTTGTTCAACAAGTTTTTGGCTGCCCAGGCTCTATGATTACCGTCTATGATATAACGATCTGCATCTATCACGATGGGCCGTTTGTCAATGATGTGCTGACTCACTTCACCAGCATGTGCAGGGTCCACTGCCATCACACGACCATAAGGATCTGATTCGGGCTCTTGCTCCACATCGTCATATTCTTCATCGGGTATGTTGAGATTCAACAAAGGTACACGTTTAAGTTGCCATTGCGGATAAGATAATACTGTTTTCTCTAACTTAGGAATCAAAGGTTCATGATGTGTTTGATTAATGTATTTTAAAACTTGTTTGGCTGAAGCAGTTTTATTTTCTTTTAAACTGTCAAACTTCTTGACCCAGGCGAATCTTGTTGAATCTGGAATCCACTTGACTCCCATGTGGCTCTTTGTGTCAGGATTGGTATTGATCAAGAAGTCACCATCTTGGTGCCGTAATATCTGCACTATTTGGCCAGTGCTTTCTATCTTGGCCATGACACGTCCTTGGGTGAATTCTTCTGCTCTCATCGTCTGGGTCTTCCTGCTGTGACACGCTGTATGAGTTCAGAACTGTGTTCTATGTTGTTGTATTTTAATCTACAGAATGTCGGACTAACAACGCCTTTGGCATAGGCTGTATTGAGTCCTTGTGTGATTTCATTCAAGGCCCGTGCCGCATTGTAGCCATTGGCGTTTCTGGGAATCAATTCCTCATATTTTTCAAACAGATCAGTCTTGTTTGCTATGGCTTGAGCATTGGCTGGTGCCAGTATAGGATTGTCGCACTGCTTTCTATATTGTCCAGCTGAAGCACGGATTTCTGTAATCTGCATGTACTCGTTGGCATCATAGGGTGCCATCATGTAGGCATCCCAAAGGGCACAACTGCTCAACAACGCTGTGGAAAGTGCAAGGACAATTCGTTTCATAACAGTATTTACTTTCTCAGCGGACTTGTGCTGGATGGTCCACGAGCAGGGTTTAGCAGAACCAAATCACGGTGGTAAAAAGTCCAGGGCAGGACCTGTGTGCCCAGGTGCTTGTCCACGGCCTGGGCGCCACGCTGTTGCGCATCCGTGATAAGAGTGTGTGCTTGGGCAGGTGTTACTGTATAAGCATGAGCGCCTTTGCTCCAAAGACCAAACGCAGGATTGACCTTGCATTCTGCTGTACTGAATAATTTTAACAGTTGGTTGTCTATGTTCAAATCTTCAGGCCATGGCGCTGTGACCAAGGCATCATGTTCAAGAATCACCACAGGCTCGTTGCTATCCGCACACTGTTGCCACAGGGCAAAATGACTCAGCCAGCAACCTTGAGCGCCAGGACGACGTGTCATCTTTCCTTCTTGGCTCATGGTCACACCTGTGCGGTGCCAATCTTGAGCTGTTACGGTTCTACCATCCACTGCAGGAAATATTTTATAACGCCATCCATGTTGTGTTAAACTTTGTACACAGTCACCTATGACTCTTGACGACTCATGTGCAATCACATGACACTGCGGTTGCGGCATCAGTGAACCTGTTCCTTTTTCATCGTGATATGCTCTCGTAAATCTTGCGTTGGTTGTCATACCACTGAGTCCAACCGTCAGCACGATTCTTGCACTCATAATACTGAGCGTAGTTGGCCGTGACCACTTCTAAGAGACTACTTAGCTGGTGATCGGCTGGGTTGACTTGTGCCAGGGGCGGGCAGGACTCCCGGAGTTCCTGAGGAACTTCCGGAAACTTGATTTTTACTGGCGCTGTTGTGCAGGCTGATAGCAACATCAGGCACACGGCACTCACTATTAATCTTTTCTGCATTGGCCCGGATAGCGGCTGTGTTTGCATTTTTGACTTCCTGAGTTAATCGTTTGTTTTGGGCGAGTTGATCGCTTAGCTTTTTATTTGCTTCTTTGCTTTGTACTTCGGCTAAGGCTACCTTGGCTTCCAATTCTTTTACTCGTTCGCGCCAGGCACGTTCAACATCGGCACCACCTTTGAAGTAGACTCCCAATACCAGACACACAATGCCTATGAGTTGTATGGGGCCGCGATACATGTTGAAGTAAGGAACCCAGCGTGCGATCCATGCGGCACTGATTCCTATTAGGCCCACAATGATCAGGCCGTTGACCAACGCAGTGATCAACCAATCTGGAATCAAGCTCCAAAGAACAGCCAACTGCCACATCAGTGACCGCCAAATACATGTAGGGCATGAGCATAATGTTTCATTCTATCCTCGAGTCCAATGGTGCCGCCGTTGATTCTTTTTGTCATTGTAAGGATGTCGTTGTTGTCAGCGTACTGATTTAAATTATTGGTTTCCCAGAACCAGCATGCACTTTGTACTGCGCCCTCGAAAGTTTCCAAGTAAGCACTGGTTTCTTCCACAGGCGTTTCTATGCTGTCAGCAAAGTTTGAATAGTTGCTCTTGCCTGTAAGCTGTATGAGTCCACGACCGCAGTAGCGGAAACCATCGCCGCTTTCTTCTGGGCCATTGCCCATTCTGTTGGCATAGATCCTGTTGGCTATGGCTTCGGCCTTGTTGGGCAGGCTGGCATATTGTTCTGCTAAAGCATCGGTAGGGAAATACTTGGGGAATATCTTGCGTAAACTTGCGGCACGATAGTTCAAGTTTTCCTTAAGGAAAACAAATCCACCAGACTCATGGGCGCATTGTGCTAGAAAGGCAGCCACACGCTGTGGAGTGTCGATGCCGTAGTCCGGCAACAATTTATTCAATGCTGTACACCACTGATCGATGTAGGGATTTTTGGGTATGATTTGGGCCAGTTGTTCGCGGGTGATTTCCATGGGTATGATTCCTTGATATACCCATATTTAGCGAGATTTTACTGATAAACCTTGACTCTGACCTTGTGTTCGGGGTAGTCTTGACGAAATTGTTTATCAGGCAATTTTAAACCCAATTTGGAACACAATTCAATATTGTTGTAAACAAAGCTGGCCAAATCCCAGTAAGGACGCATGGATTTATTTTGTTTGATTATTTCCTGATACATGTTTTCGATATCTTTGTAGTATGGTCGATAATTGGGATAAGAAATATCAAATCCTCCGCAGCGTATCCACCAGCCCAGGCATGCATCGTCGCCGCGATGGACCAGTATGATTGGACAATCTGGCCACGTTTGTTTCAAAAAACCCACATGATTCATGAACATGTGACTTTTTATGATTCGCACACCTGTGCCCGAAAAAGGCCGGTCAAATTCACGTTCACATTCTTCACGGGTGTGTTGATCTAACTGATCAAACCACGTGCCAAATTCCATGCCAGGATCAAAATAACTACCCAGGTGCATGGGTGTGCCAGCATAGGCTTCTGAATGGGCATAACTTCGTTGGGCGGAATCGTCGGATCTGTCAATGTCGGCGCTGTAATAAATGTTCTTGACCACCGAGCTCCATTTAGAACCCGGTGCTCCAGCTACAAAAATGTATTTCAATTATTTCTCTACTTTAATGTTTCGTGCTATGGGTGCAAATGCTGTGCGTAATTCTTCGGCATAGGTCATGACACCTCGTGGATTAAGTTCATCACGGTCTATAATTATATAGTTCTGTTCAGCCCAGTCCTGATATTCTTTTGATAGTATGGCTCGGGAAAACTTGTCCACATACCAGTCCACGATGGTATTAGGGGTTTGCGGAGGTAGCACAACTATCCATCCTGCGTAAACTTTTAACCCAGGAATAGTGTCGCTGAGCAAGGGCACAGTGGGCAATGCTTTTAATTTGGGACCTCCAGTGAGTCCAATGGGTTTGACCTTGCCAGCTTCGATCAAGGGTCTGGCTATGGCCACAGGCATAATACCAAATTCTGTGCCGGTCTTGCCGTCATAGCTGGCCACCGATGTCACAGCCGGTAGTGGACCGTTGAAAGCCACGTGTTGTATTAATTTGGCGTCGGCCTTGGTGCGACTAATAATGTATTCATAGGCCATTCTGTGTGCGCCGCCGCCCACAGCAATGTTTACAGCACGTCCGTTGGTGATGTATTTGACAAATTCCTGCGGAGTGTTCACGGTGCTTTTGCTAGACGCTACCAAGACCAAGGGGCTTTTGCCCAGGGTCACAGCAGGCTTGAAACTGTTGTATTCAAAACGTTTGATGTCCCGTTGCCAGATATCATTGGTCACAAACAGGCTCATATGGCTGGGCACCATCAGGTGTAACCCATCGCTGGGTGCTGACATAAAACTGTTGCTTGCCACAGCGGCATCAGCACCGGGTCGGGTTTCTACTGTAAATGAAACACCAGGGTTTTGTTTGCTTACTATTTCACTGGCCTTGCGAAAACTTATTTCGTTTCCACTCCCAGGAGCAAATCCAACGGTGGTGTTGACAGGCTTGTTGGGTGCCCATTGTGCCCAGGCCATGACCGGCACCAGCAATAATGCAGCTAATATGTTTTTCATTTTGATCCTTGTAAAAAAAATGGCTCTACACTGGAAGTGTGTAAATACTTATAGAAAATTTCAACAGGTTGTAAATTTTTTTACTTTCTGTTAAAATTATTTATCAACTCTGGAAAATTTTTAATGAATACCAAAATTTTTACCCTGATTAAGAAAAATTTGAATACGGCTTTTGCTCTGCCCAAATATGCCAGCATACGCGAAAGCATAGGCTCAGAAACCATTGTGGAGGACCTGCCCTGGACTCCAGCACGCTATCGAAAGTTCAAAGATGCTGTGGAGGCCGAACTGGGTCTGCCCTGTGAATATCGTGGAACCTTGAAACATATCATAGACGATCTCAGCGATCGGTATACCCGACGTTTTTTTGCAGAAATTTGGAAACCACGCACTGGCGAATATGACTACTCGGGCTGGGCCTTGGCAGAAACCATTGCCAAACAGGATCCTAAAAATGTGTTAGATGTGGGCTGTGGGTATCATCCATTCAAAGGTCGCATACCCAACTTGACAGGAATTGATCCTTACAATAACTGCGCAGATTATGAAGTTGACATCCTGGATTACAAGGTCCGGCCTGGCACACACGATCACATCATCGCCTTGGGCTCGATCAACTTCAACAGCCGAGACGAAATAGAACAGCGTTTTGCCCACTGTGTGACGTTGCTGGCGCCTGGTGGCAAATTCTATCTGCGTGCCAATCCTGGCATTCCGCACAAAGCAGGTCCATACGTGGACATATTTCCTTGGACCTTTGAAATAGTAAATGAATTCGCAGAAAAATACAATCTAAAATTGTTGGAATTCAAACGTGAACCTGCCGAGCTTGGTCGATTATTTTTTGTGTATCAAAAACTTTGATCACGTAATCCGCGGCCGCTTTGTGTGCAGTCTCTAAAGGATGCCAATTTTTACTTACTGGAAAATTATTTTTCCGGCTCCAAGACAAAAAATCCAGACCATCAAACCAATTGATATGATTTTTTATACGTTGTTGTAGTAGAGAAACAGCCAGTGTGTCTTGCCAGGTTGAGTCAGTGTTGTGAAACAGCACCGGATCTATAGCAGTCATATAAAAAGGAATATTTTTCTCTAGTAGTACACTTAAGGCTGCGTGTATCCAGCACAAGTTATTGAATACAGCATGAGATTGATTATAAAAATTTTTATAATATAGTTTGTTGCGCTGGGCATGGCCTGTGGGCAACAAAGTTTCCCATTTTTCTTGCTCAGGTTCCAGGTAGTCAAATCTATCTGTCCATGACCAATTTATAACAAATATCGCAGGATCTTTTAGTTTGGCCTGAAACAACACTCGTTCACAGATGCGCAAGTTTCCTATACCAGGCCAGGCATGATTTTCATAGGGTAATCTGAAGTGTTGTGCCAGCAGAGCCGGCCAGGTAGGTCTAGTGGGTTCGGTCGTGCCCGAAACGTCTAATTCATGGGTGACATATTCTAGATCAGTGCCATGGGTGAGGCTGCAACCAAAAGTTTTGATTTTCATAGGCAGTGTATATACCTACAAACAAGATTGATGTTTAAATTATGCCAGCAGCGCTTTGTATGGTTTGCAGGGCTCGGTCTTGTCGATCATACGTGGATTTAACTGGCAAGCCTGCTGCCGCACGCACTTCATTGAGATCCTGTTCATAACGATCTCGATAAGACTTGGGAGTCAACGGAACTGTGGCATCAAACGCATCGCGGGTAAAAGGTATTTCTTTATCTCGATAGTGCATGGTCCAAGCTGAGCTGTCTTCAAATTCTGTGAGAGTGTTAAGGTCGTTCAACAATTGCTCTACATGGCCGCCTGCGGTGCTACGACGGCGAATTTCAACGTACACCAGATACCGTCCAGGTCGGATTTCGCCAGGACTGCGATCAGCATCCAACACAAAGTCATAGCCCTTTTCGAACCACATCATGAGATCCTTGGCAGCCTGTGGGTCACGCACAAAAAAACTGACCACAATGATGTCGTCATCATCGCCCATTTTGCTACTGAATTCATCCACGTGAATGGTGGGCTTGAGCATGCCCTCAAGATCTTTAAAACCTAGACTTTCATAAAGGGGCTGGCTGTTGGAGTGTTTGTTGTGCATTTTCTGCCTGTTGTTGATTTTGATAACTGTCTTTGTCTAGATCCTGCTCGTAGGCATCATCTAGGTCTGCTAAATCAATATCTTGATCTTCTAGTTCTACCGAGCCTGTTCGGATGTCGCTCATAAGGCTCTTGGGCATGGTTATGGATACCAGCCAAATTTTCTTTTCAATTAATCTTGCCTTGTGTGTGCCCGGACGAAAATCGTCGGGATTAGAGATTTTCATGGGCACTTTCATAGCGGTTTTTTTGAATTTGATTTCACAGTCAAACGGCAATAATCTACGGGCACCACGTGGATCGGGCATGAGTTTTTCAGGCCACATAAAAATACAAGTCACACGATATTTGCCAATGCTAGGTCCACTTACCAGTTCGCCAATTTGCCAGTTTTTAAAAGCATACAAATCCAGCTCGTCCAATACCCTTTCAAAGTCCAGCAAGGTCAGCAAGCTGCCTTCGCTGAGATAGATATCGCGGATGTTCTCGGCCACTTGCCAGTAGTCGCTACCGTCTTTGAATATGGCTTGATCAATGGTTTTGCTCATACGATTATTTATGGTGATTTGTTGATGCTGTAGATTTGAAGAATTTTGAGGTTAGTCTAATACTTATGACCAAAAATACAAATATCTACTGCCATAAAACTATTGCGGGTTTGGACCTAAATACCTGTGACAGCACCTGCTGTTGAAGTACAATTTAACCAAAACGGAGAATCGCACTTGAGTAGAAACCGCGCACAAAAAGCACAAAAGCGTATGCAACAAGTCGAGAACACCATCCAGTTTAACCAAGCCCAACCCAAGCAGTACCGCCCTCGCGCCATTGATCTGGTTCCTAGAACCCGCAATCAAGAACGCCTGGTCTTGGCTTTACAGGATAGTGCTCAGCACATTGTTGTCACAGTAGGACCCGCAGGCACAGGTAAAACTTACTTGGCCATGCAGGCCGCTGTCAAAGCTCTACAAGAAGGAACAACAGAACGCATAGTAATGACACGACCCGCAGTAGGAGTAGAAGATGAACGGCACGGGTTCCTGCCGGGAAATCTTGTGGCAAAAATGGAACCATGGACTCGCCCCTTATTAGATGTCCTGCGCGAGAGTTACCGCCCTCAAGACATTAGTGCGATGATTGAGGATCAGGTCATAGAAATAGCCCCGTTGGCTTTCATGCGGGGACGAACGTTCAAGCGGTCGTGGATCATTGCAGATGAAATGCAAAATGCCACACCGGCCCAGTGCAAGATGTTGATGACACGCATAGGCGTGGATTCAAAAATCATTATAACGGGTGACGTTGAACAAGCCGATCGCAGTCACGGCGACAATGGTCTCATGGACTTGAGTCAACGGCTGGGGAAAGGGGGTGTTGAAGGAATTGCTGTTTGCGAGTTACAAGCTCGCGACGTACAGCGACATGCCATTATTGGCAGTGTATTAAAACTTTACACGGATTGATCAGTGATGACCTGGTAAATTTCTCGCCAGTTTTTTACCAGGCGAACACCTTCATGATAATGATGCATGTTGTGGCCGTGTTCTAGAAGCAAGGATTTCAATCCTAGTTTATAACCAGCCTCGGCATTCTCTGGCTTGTCCTCTACCCAATAACAACCGGTGCCTTCATATTCTTCCAGGGCCTCGTCCTTGTGGGCTCCGGTGTCTAGGCACACTATGCGTTCAAAGGCCGTGGGTCCGAACAGTTTGTGTATGTTCATTTCTCTCAGTTTCTGCGCATTAGGATCCAGGCTCAGGCTAGTTATAGCATGGAATCTATAGCCAAACTCTTCGTGCAGGCGTTTGATGTAATACATGGCATCACGCTGTGCTGGCAAGAAACCAATGGCCGCTGATTCATTGAATACCTTGATCAGCTTGCGAATCTGATCCTTGCTGACTCCGTAGCGTAGGCTCATGTCATATTGCAGTTTTGAACCTGGAACTTCTTCAAAGCCGTGTTCCTGCATCCATACATTGAATGCCCATTCCCAGTCTAGGCACACACCGTCGCAATCGGTAAGGATCAGGCGATCCAGATTTTTCCATTTTTTCATAGTATTATTATACTATGCTTCAGTTTTTTGGTCAACCTCGGGTGCGGTGTGTCCATTTTCTTGAAACAGGCGTTCAATAGTTGCCGCATAGTGTTTGTAATAGTATGAAACTATGGTATCCCAGTCTCGGGTGGCTGTGAGCCCGGCTACGCTGCACAACAAGACCTTCTGTTCTTGGAAATCCAAGATCACATTGGTCATTTGCCAGTCTCGAGGTTTTAGTCGTTTGGCAATGGTCATGACTTCGTCGATCTTGCCCGATGGTTTGGTATAATAGGTTAACAGTAAGTATCTCATAGTTGACTCAACTCGCAAAGTGTAGCACTCAAATTAATTTCTTGATCAGCTACCATGGGCACATTGACCAGACCATTGCGTATGATAATGATGGCCTGATCTTGTTTTTCTGGATCCTTTGACCACAGTGCAAGATTGTCATACATCCAACGGAACATGTCTTCCATTTCTTCCGGACGCACACTGGCACACATGAGTTTTCTCGCTTCAGTGATCTTTCCTTGCTTGAACAGATCTACAGCGGCCAAGCGCCAGTCTTGGCTGCTGGCTGAATCTGCGCTGGGGGCTGTCAATCGTCCGTCCACGCTGTGCATTTGTACTGTGTTTAAACACTTACGCAGATCTGGATACGTGGCACGCACATATGAGTCCAGGGTGTCTAGATCAAACTCCACACTCTCGCCGACCAACACAGTGGCCACTCTGGCGGTGAATTCAGTGAGATCCACACGATCAATATGGAAACCTTGGCATCTTGAATGCAAGGCCGGAATCACACGATTGGGATAGTTACAAGTAAGAATGAATCTGGCACTGGCATGATAAGTTTCCATGACTCCACGCAGTGCAGCCTGTCCATTGGGACTGATATAGTCTGCTTCATCCAGCAACACTACCTTGAACACACCAAAAGGCATGGTGGCCACAAAGTTTGTGATCTTGTCACGAATGGTATCCACACTGTTTTCTCTTGATGCATTGATCTCCAGGATGTCATATTCGTCAATGCCCAAAGACTTGATCAAGATTTTTGCCAGCGTGGTCTTGCCTACACCTGGTGCACCCGAAAACAACAAGTGTGGTATGGTTTTTTCTCGGATCCATCCTTCGATCTGTTCCCGCTGTGCCGGATCACGGAACACATACCCATCCAAGGTGTCCGGCCGATATTTTTCTGTCCAAAGTTGTTTCATTTTGACCTTTTAAAAAAATTAAAAAAATTACGCATGGCAATTTCTACAAAAGCTGGTTCTCTGTGCGGACAACGCCCTTGACGCCAATCGCAATCGGGTGTGGGCACCTTATAGCAGATGCTACATTTGGCCAGTTTTACCGCTTTAGGATTTCTACGAGTCGTTCCTGTTCCCATGCCTCTTCCCCTACAAATGTTGGTAGCTTACGATATTCGTCGTCTAGCCAACATTTTAACTGATATAGTTCTTGTTTGCAATAGGAACTGGTAAAACCGTCATTGTGCGGTGAGTCAATTTCGGCCATGGCATAGCGAATAGCACGATAGGCCACTTCAAGGTCAGGTTTACGGAATCCCATTTTAACTGGGTACTATGTGTGGAATAAAAGGAACGTTTCTAGGGCCGTGACGCTGTTCAAACAGGACCCGGGCTTCTTGTAAATCTTTTGCATACACCCGATCTTTCTTTTCGCCTTCAGGTGTGCGCACTGTGGTTTCATACATGGGCATGATCAGTCTCGTGTTTTTTTGGCCACGTGAACTGCTGTGCTCATGGTATCATCCTGCGGACGTTCGTCACCGTCGGCTACCAGGAGAATATCATTGGGATCAATTTTGCGTATGGTTCGCTTGTGGGTATGTTGTCCATCTTCAATGTCAATTCCACGAGTCCAACGACCATGCGCTACTAGAATCCATTGTCCCACTTGCACATCTCGTTGATCTTTGCCTACAGCATATACCCGGCCCCATCTTGGTCTGATACCCAAGGTGGTACCATTGTCATTGGGCAAAATCAATCCTGACTGTGTGATACGTGTGTCGAACTCCATGTCAGACACAATGACTGCATCATGCAAGGCTTTGATCTGATCTTGTTGAATTTGATGTGGAGAAAATGCAGGTTTGTTCATGTTGTTTTAGATTTTTTTTACACCAGGGCCAATGTCGCGTTGGCGCAAAGGTTTATCCAATTCTTGTTTGATTTCTCGACTGCGTGCAATGGCCGCTGCCAATCCACCTCGCAAGGGTTTGGGCTCTGCTTTTTGTATCGGTTCTACAATTTTTTCTACTTCATCAAATTCTTCTTCCGGCAAATCCGCAAACGTATCTACGTTATCAATTATACCAGTTTGATTCAGCTGTTGTTTGGCCGCTAGTGTGCTTGTGGCCACCGGTCCGGTTGACACATTGGTCTGTTTACTATATTTGCGCTGTACCTGATGACTTTTCTTTTCGGTGATACGATTAGCACTGTCTAAGAGATCTCCGCGAGCATTCACGTTCATGTTGCCAACTGCTCTGGTGTTTTCGTTCTGCAGCAACAAAGCACCCAGATCAACTGTTTTACCCATGGCTGATTTGTAAATTTTACGTGTCATTGTGATTCCTTTGTTTTGTGAGAGTATTTAACGCAAAAATTCATGTATGTCTAAATTATAATACAAACTATCAATGCGATGCACTCCTAGTTTGTACAAAACAAAACTGGCCACCGAACTACCTCGCCCAACTCCCCAGATCACTTGATTGGTTGTCATTGTGTCCACTAGATATTTCAAATATCGCAACAGATTAAACAGGTCACGTTCTTGAAATAACAATAGTTCCTGACCGCATCGTTGTAATTCAGCATCAGACTGACAAGAGTCTAATACGTGTTGTGCTATGTCTAAGTTTTTATACTCGTCGGGCATGTGCCATGTTAACTGTTGAGATGCATGAAAGTCTGCTACATTGGTTTCAGAATTTTGAGGAAATTTCCAGGTCAACAATGATTCTGGATGTGTAAAAGCCGTTGCTAACTTTTCAAGATTTATAGAACTGTCAACAACCACATGCTTTAAAGAATCAACTGCGTGACCTTGCATGAGCAAATCACACAAGTCGTTTTCAAAAAATACCAACTCTCCAAACTTATTTTGTATCATCGCTTTTTTTAAAATCAGCAAATACCACAGTGTTGCCAGTGTCAATGTTTGTGTCTGCAAAAGTCCAGCACAGATCCAATTCACGCCAGGTGGAGGCCTGAGGCATAGCTACAACTTTGTCGGTATCAATCAAGGCCAAGTCACAGTGTATGGGATCTGTGGCCTGCCACCAGTCTGGCTGTGCGGGAATATCTGTGTGTTCATTTTCACAGTGTAGATAAGTCATGTTCTCGCCCAATGCACTGGTAATTTCAGTTTCTTCTATGATCATACGACCTTCCACTATGGCGTTGAGCTTGTAGTATAGCATGATACCGATTAACTGATCAACTGGTTCTCCTGGCATGGTAGTAATTTTTAATCCAGCCGACGATAACAATTGGCACTGTTGATCATGTGCAGAATTTATAAACACGGTGCTGTCAATTTTGTTATAAACAAAATATTTGATCCTTTCAAATGCAGTATTTTGATCTGCTGGATCGATGCAGGCTGTGGTCATCCACAGAGTCAGTGTGTAGTTGTTCATGCGAATTTGCTCACCATAATAGATGCCGGCGGTAAAATGCATGTCGTGACGCAGTCTCACATTCATGATATATCTATCACATCATCAAATGACGTTCCGTTGCCACGCAAACGTTCTTGATACTTGTTGTTGTAGCTTTCTAGAGCCATGCGTAGTTGATTGCACAAATGTCCGTTTCCGGTTCTAAGTGCGATGTTGAGTTTTTTGGTCAGCTCAGAAATTTTTTCTTGTAATTGCTCATTGGACAATTCGTCCAAATTGGCTATCAAAGGATGTTCCATACCTTGATTATAAGGCAATTAAATTACAAAGTCAAGCGTTTTGATTTGATCAGGCAAAAGCAGCGCCGTTGTTGCCAATGCAGAACCATTTACCGCTGATGTACTGCATGGTACAGGCCTGGCCTTCGGCTGAGAATGTAATGGTTCCTGCACCACCCCAGGCTGGATTGGTCACAGTGATTACCATGTCGCCTGAATCAATCTTCATGGCAAACACTTTGATCTGCCCTTCGACTCCAGCAGCCAAGGTTGCTGTTTCTGCTGCAGCGGTTCCAAAAAAGCTGGTTGTGACTGATAAATTGGCTCCTGCGCCACTGGCCAAATCTTCACTGCTGTTGTTGAAAGGTTGTATGCGTTTGTTGGTTTCAGTGACGGTGATAGTGCTGCCACCATCGCTGGTCATGAATTCAAAGGTATACACTCCAACTGCGGCAAATGTTATCACATTGGTCGAAGTGTTGAGTCCTTGGATGCCCTGATTGTTCACAGAAACCGCAGCCGGCAATGTGAGTGTGTGCGCTGTATTGGATATAGTGACTTGTAGGTTCAATACACCTGCCGATCCAGCTGCCGGAAAATTAGAAAATCCCAGGCTCACTGACCCTGTAGTAGTCAGAGTTTGGAACATGGCTGCGGCATAATTGATAGTTTGACTGCCGCTGACTGAGCCCAAGGCCAATCGTGTGTAGGCCATGTCAGCCAGAGTGGCATTGGCCAGCACACTGCCTAACATGTCATTGTCGAGCGTGGTTCCTGTCAGGGCTTGCTTTAAAACTACCTTGCTTTGCAAGTCTGAAATTTCGTCAGCTGCATACTGAAAATTGGTTTTCGTGTTGGTAAAATTGTCACGAAAACCCTGGCTGTTGTTGTCTTGTCCGGCTACAGGGTAGGTGCCGTCGATGTTGTTAGGGTTAATTGCACTGGTCATAATCTGTCCTAAGTTTATACAGTCTATTTATGGTAAATCTTGATGAGCTTATCAATATTCGACCCAGCCTGTCATGATATATTTTTCGCCGCTTAATGGTGGATTGCCACGATGTGTGTGAGTAAACCCTGCGGGCCACATGACAAAAGTTCCGGTGGTAGGGTGTATTCGTAAATTTTGATACAAAAATTCAGTTTCTCCGCCTTCCTTTACATCATTGAGATAGATCATCCAGGCCAATACTCTGTTGCAGGTTTCACGGGTATCTGTTTCGTGATGCCAAAGATGGTACCCACCACCCACGGTGGTTTTTTGTACTTTGATGTAATTGGTATGCAAAAACCCACAAGTTCGCAATGTATCAAATTCATTGATGTACTGCGGATAAAGCACGTTATGGAAAGCGTCTTTGAACTGTTTGCTGATGACCCTGGTGCCCAACAGCGACACACACTGTTCACTGTGCATGTACAAATCAGTGCTGTCTTTTTGGTATTTGGGCACACCTGTTTCAGACTGCTGGCGTGTCATTGCAAACCCAGCTGCGGCTGCATTTTCAAAATAATCAATCACAGATTGACAGAATTCTGGAGCAAAGGCATTTTCATATATGCCAATAAATTTTTCAATTTTCATTTACAAGTTAGGAAAGTTCGGCCCAGAGTGCAATACTCCCGGACGCAACTGTATTTACTTGATAAGTGGCCCCAACGGGAACAATAAAGCTGGCAGTGCCGTTGGCATTGAAAAAATTACCACCACTGCGAGGAGATTGTATTAAAACCCCATTGACATAGCAGTTCAACCCATGATCAACAAAGGTCAAATTCATGGTCAGTGCAACCTGTATGGGATATCCATTGGTATTGGTATACTGTACACCGGCAGATCTGGCGCCGGTAACATCCTGCCAGAGTTCACCGGTCATGCCCAGGCCAAGTCTTTGTGAAGTCCAAATACTGCCATTGCTACGCAGGGCATATCCAGATGTGCCCGGTGACACAGTTTGGAAACTGGAACTGCCATTGCCCAAAAGCACTGCATTGGCTGTGAAAGTAGAAGCACCTGTGCCACCATCAGCTACTGCTAAATCAGTGATTCCTGAAATTGATCCACCGGTGATGCTTACATTGTTGGCGTTTTGCGTTGAAATGGTACCCAGATTTCCTACCGCCTCGGTTATTTTGTTGTTGACAAACAGTGTGGTTGCCAATTGCGTATTACTGGTCGCATTGGAAGGTGTGACTGCAAAAGCTGTTCCTGTGACTAGTAAATTGCCACCAATACTAAAATTATTTGCGGTTGTCCATGCTGCCAGAGCATTGCTATAAAGAATATAGGCCACAGTGGGATTACCTGCGAGTATACCTGCACCATCAATCAAGGCCGAAGTACTGACTCCGTTGGCCACTGTAATAGTTGAATTTGCCACAGACAAATTGGCCTGATTAACAAACGTTGTAGTTCCTGATACTAAAGCGTTTCCAGCCACAGTTAGGTTACCACTGATTATCGTGTTTTGTGTCACGTTCAAATTAGCCGCAGTTGACACATTACCAGTGCTGCTAATTATTCCCGCACTTAATATGTTTCCTCCGTCAATGTTGCCCGTGGCGCTCACTGTAGTGGTAGAACGCAACCCATTGGCTGTTACTGTACCACCCACAGTCACACATCCGACTATGTTACTAGTATCTGCAATCACAGTTGTAGCACTAATCACATTGGTGACCATACCTCCAGCAAAAACGTTGCCCACGGCTGATACAACCTCGGACGAAAGTAAATTGCCCACAGTGGCGGTTCCAACAGTGCTGATTTCACCATTGGTCAATAGATTGGCTGCAATTACATTGCCTGTGGTACTGATTCGACCCACAACATTGACATTGCCAACTACACTCAGTCCTGTAAGTGTACCCACGCTGGTGATGTTTGCCTGGGTGTTTTGGATCACATAATCTGCCGAAGCCTTGACATTGGAGAAATTAACATCCAATTGATTCAAAGGTATGTTACCTATGGCTCCTGCAAATGTGTATGGTACGCTGCTCATATAAGGTCCTGTGTTATTCTAGTATGTTTCGTCTGGGAAATACCAGATATTTATCGTATACCTGCGGGTTAGGCAACAAGCCAACATACACGTCAACCGGTGCTATAAATCTCAGGCTACCGCCATCAAATATGGTAGGATCGCCGTCCCAATCGTTAGTCCAAGTCACAGGATCACCACCAGAATCCAGCCAAGTCACAGTCGTAAACACAGGAGGATAAACACTGTAATTCCAATTTCCCCACTGTGACTGATTGCCGATATCAACATCAAAAGTGGTTTCAGCTGGCGTAGGAACCCATGACTCGGTCACAGTGTCCCAGTTATGGCTCAATAATCTATCTAGTTCATAACGATCGACTTCATAATCTACCACATTTAGCTGGTCGACAAAGTCCTGTCCTATGTAGTAGGCCACTTGTTTGCCGCGTCCGGGGTTCGTATATGCTATTACCCAGGCTGGGGTGAATCCCAACACTTCACCATTTTCCTGGGTGCTAGTCATCCAAAGAGGTAAGATGTTTGACAGTTGTCCCACTGTGTCAATGACCTGATCTCGCATGTTGATCAGGCTGTTGGGATATACTGTGTTGATCTCCGTGGAATCACCTTGATTAATAGCATAAGGCAATGTGACATCTTTGCTCACACTCTGGCCTTGATTGTTGACCAAATTATCAATTATTTTGCTGTACACCACTTCGTACAGTACTTCTCCGTCGGCACCCAAGGCCCGAGCCACTTCAATTTGCCCCAGCGTGAGATTTTTCCAGTAATGATTAATGTCCAGACTTTCGACATATCTGTCCAGTGTAGCAGACCGTAGTCCAAAAGCATGATAATAAGTCACATTTTTGGCCACACCAAAATCTGGATCTTCAGGTCTGTAAATCAAATTTTGTCGGAAAATATCAGAGTTTTGTAACAGGCTGTTAAGCAAGGCTCGGTCATCCAAGGGTGGCATGGCCTGTATGTACAAGTTTTCATAAGGCTGATCATAAACTCTTTTCACTGTTATCGTGAATGTTTTGAACACATTAATCAATCCATTGACCCCAACAGCATTCACAGTAAAGGTATGAGTCATGTCAAACGTAGTGGTACCTTTATCAAATGTTGTTGCACCTGTGTCAACTGCAAAAGTATTAAAACTGACTCGTCCGGCTATGATTCCAGACGGCAACAAAGATAACCCTTGTGGTAGATTGCTGTCACTGCCAGATTTGAGTTGATATTGCAGAGATGCTCCGCTAACGGTCTCTGCCTTGACGTAAAACGTGCTGGTAGAACCATTGTCTATGGTGCCTAGATTTGCAGGAGTCAACCAGGTGATGTCAGTGTCCACTGGTCCAATAATGGTCAAAGAATACGCATAAGGATCACTGATGATGTCTAGACTGTTTTTCTTTCTTAGTCTGATGTCAAAATTGTAGGTCAATTCTGTAAGACCCAACGGAGGTATATAACCATACAACCAACCAGAATTTGGATCTAGAGTCAATCCAGGCAGAGTGGTACTGTCACCTGGATCAAAATACAATTCATAGATAAATTCATCACCATCTAGATCAACACCATTGAATTTGTAAGCAAAGAAATTGTCATTTCTTACTGTGCCTATGCTGCCCTGAGGATTCAACAATATTGGAACACGGATAGGGCTTCCGTCGGCAGTGATAAATGTGTTGTCAGCAGTGATAAATGTGTTGTCTGCGGTTAAACTGCTGCGGCTCCACACAAATATGCTGAAAGTTCTAAGACTGTTACCACCAACTTTGCCATCGGTGACTTCCAGAGTAAATTCATAATTACTGCTGACACCTTCCGTGCTGAAATCATATGGATATTCACTGTAGCCCTGTCCATCTCTGCTGTAACCTGCTGTGGCATCTATGGGGCTTAAGGGTTGTATGAATCCACTGATTAGTCCTTGAGAACTCAAAGTCAGCCCAGGCGGCAACGCACCAGATACCAAGCGTGTGGTAACCAAATCGGCTGGATCAGTGTCAGTGTATTGTAATTGCAAGCCAGCTACCAAACTGCCATCAAAATACTGCGCTATTTGTCCAGGAGGTGTGATCCATGATGGAGCATCTTGACCAGTGACTGTGAGAGTAAATGTGCGATCCGCTAGTCGATTTATGCTGTTACCTAGCAAGGTATAGGCTCGGACAGCAAATTTGCTTTCTACATCTCTGCTGACTTCCAAAGGCACACCTTGTACTTTGACTTCGGCCTTGGGCACACCTGCCAATACTCCAGTTTGATTGATTTGCAAACCAGGTGGCAATGCTCCTGCTATGAGTTGAAAATACACAGTGTATTGGGCCGCAGGATCTATTGCAATCAAGGGCGTGCTATAAAATACCCCTTCGGGTATGGTTCCTAGACTGCCTGCTGGAGTTTCCCAAACTGGTTGTGCCATGTCACAATATCACCGCTGTAATGATCTTTTCGCCAGGGCTGACATTGGTTTCAACAGCTTTGGCAAACACAGCCTGAGCATAAGATCGATCACGTCCCACACTTTGTGCGAAACCAGATGTACTTGAAGTAACCAAGCTGTCGCCTTTGAACACTGGTCCAATCACATGCACAGGCACACGCCCACGCAAGGCCACTGCTAGGCCGGGCTGACCAGCATTCATTAAATGAGCTGGATTGGTACTGATAACTCCGGCGACACGTTCATCGGCAGCTTCGGTGCTGATGGTAATTTCTTTTGCTCCGCCAAACACAACCACAGTACCTGGAGCATATTCAGCATCTGACACATAGTTCTCTGCCAAGTCAGCATATTGAGCACTTGTGGCCTTGGCAAACACAGTGTTATAGTAGAGACTTGAACTGCCAATGTTGCCGACACCATTTCCGTTGCCATTGATGATATTTCCAACAGTCACAGTGCCCGAGTTGACACTGAGATTTTGACCAGAGATGTTGCCGGCACTGCTTACTATGCCAGCGGTAATTATATTGCCGCCAGTGACGTTGCCTGTGGCTGTGACCAGACCAGCTGTAATTATATTAGCGCCTGTGATGTTTGCAGCCGAAGTAACCGCTGACGTGGCCGAAATCAAGCCTCCGGTGAGTAAGTTACCACCGGTGACGTTACCTGTGGCGTTGACAGTCAGAGCTTGTACTGTGGCGCTGGTCACTAAATTAGCACCAGTGACGTTTCCAGTAACTGATGCGTTTCCAGATATCACAGTTTCTGTAGAAGAAAAAATCACAGTTGGCCCAACACCACCTATAGTAACTGTGGCATTGCCATTGGCCGATGATATCTGCATGTTGGAATTGCCATTTTGAATGATTGTAGTATCGATGTTGCTAAGTTGGCTGCCATTGCCAATAAAATAATTTCCAGTGACATTTCCAGTGGCTGTGATTGATCCTGCGGTTCTTAGGTTACCACCTATGACATTTCCTATCACACTTACCGTGGTTCCTGTGTGGCTGGTAGCACTGACATTGCCACCAGTTTGCACATCATTGACAACAATAACGTTTCCGCCGTATACATTGGCCGTGGCCGACACTCGACCTGCTGTGAGTAGATTGCCGCCAGTGATATTTCCGGTGCTGGTTACCAATCCAGCCGTGATCAAGTTACCACCGGTGATGTTGGCTGCAGAAGTTACAGTTGAAGTGGCTGAAATCAGGCCACCAGTGAGTACATTGCCACCTGTGATGTTGGCTGTGGCTGAAATCAGGCCACCAGTGAGAACATTGCCACCTGTGATGTTGGCCGTGGCCGAGACTTGGCCTGCGGTGCGTATGTTGCCACCAACTACATTGCCTTGACTGCTGATAGTACCCAGCACAGTCAACAAGTTGGGTCCATTGGTATCAAAGGTAAATCCGGCCACTGCATCGGCATTGCCATTGGTATTGAATATTACTTGAGTGTTGGCACCCGGTACCACAAAGTTACCGGTAACGTTGCCTACAAAGGTGCCTACAAAATAACCAGCTGTTTCAATGTTACCAGTAGCGCTGATAATGCTTTGAGTCAAAATGTTTCCAGACGTACTAATGATCCCACTGCTCAGTATGTTACCACCGGTGATGTTGCTTGTGGCTGTGATATTGGCTGAGCTTAGTGCTGTAGTTACTGTGATATTGTTGGCCGAAATGTTGCCAGAATAAACTGGCAGGAAGGCAGCCACGTTGCTGTTGGCGTAGGTTTCAGGCAATCCTGTTAGTTGACTGCCATTACCTAGTATATAATTACCAATTACGTTGCCAGATGATGAAATATTGCCAGTTACAAATTGTCCAGTATCAGAAACCACCACCACGTTTCCTGTGCCATTGATTCCGATGCTGGCATTGCCATTTATGTCCGAAATCCTTACATTGCTAGTACCGTTGGTGATTGCACTGACTGACACATTGCCAACCTGCGTGACCTGGGCCCAGATAATACTACTACCATCATAGTCTGCAAAACAGTAATAAAAATACGAAGAATCATATGCATACATTCCAGCAAAATCACCAATGCTACCTATCAAAGTCGGAGGCGGACTTACCTGGGCTCGCGCATATAATTCGCTGAAATTGTCATTGCATTTGATAAAAGCAGTGCGTATGGGATTGCCTTGTCCGTCGTTGGGTGCATTTCCTACGCCAATAAGTTGTTGAGCCATAGATATTCGTCCTCTGATAGTATTTACCAGATTATTTGGCTTGTTGGGTCAGGGGTTAGACCGGGCTGAAACTGCTTCCGCAACCACAGGTGGTTTGTGCAGAAGGGTTCTTGATGCTAAATGCGGCGCCGTACTGATCTTCTTTGTAGTCGATTTCAGCACCCTGCAAGTAACCGCCGCTCATAGAATCTACTAGAACTTTGACTCCAGAAACTTCTAGATCCCAGTCGTCTTCGTTTTGGGTTTCGTCCAGGGTAAAACCGTACTGCATTCCACTACACCCGCCACCTTGCACAAAAACTCTGAGTTTTAAACTTGGGTTATTTTCCTCAGCCAATATGTCTCGGAGTTTTGCCACTGCTTGTTCAGTTACTGTTATCATAATCTTTGGTTGCAAACATCCCAATCTATAATTTTCCAAATGTTGTCCAAGTAGCGTTCTTTGTCCCATTGGTAGTCTGTGGCCCAGACATGTTCCCACCAGTCTACCAACACGCAAATATCTGTTCGTACCTGATGATTTGGTATGGTCTTGATGGTTCCTGCTGTGCTCAAATAAATCCAGCCTGAACCTTGGATTTTCATGGCTGTTTCTTTGAAAGCCTGTTTGAAATCTTCATAGGTTTTGAAGTTTGTTTCTATAAGCTCCAGCACAGCACCACGAGGACGATTGGCACCCTTGGGCGGTCGTAATTGTGGAAAAAACTTGTTGTGCAAGAAACTGCCGGCGCGATTAAAATTGGCGTTGCCTTCTCCGGCGTTGTAGCGTTTGGCATAGCCTTTGGCCAGGTGCTCATAGTGATAATTGATGCTGTCCTTGCTGAGCACTGGATCAAGATCACCTTCGCCATAGGGCAAAGGCGTGGTCTCCAGCTTGGCTGGACGAGTTGAAGCTTCTAGCAGGTCTAGATTTTGGCGGATTTCGTGTTGCATAAGGATATTTATCTGCGGCGTGTTATACGTCCGCGAGTGAGATCATATGGACTAAACTCTAATTCTACTGTGTCTCCAGCAAGAACTTTGATGTTGTTCATGCGCATACGACCATTTAGGCTGGCCAACACAGGCTTGTCGAATGATTCAATCTTTACTCTATAGGTGGTGTTGGGTAAAACTTCTTCTATAACACCTTCCATTTTTATGGTATCTTCTTTGGCCAAATTAAGATTGTGTCCTTGAATATTTTTGCATCATTTACTTATAGGAATTTTAATTTGGTATAATACTTTTGTGCCGCAGAAATTCATACAAAATATGATATGCCCGACGATTTGGATGTGTGCCATCTGGATAAAAAAATCCAGGATTCTCGCGGATTAGAGATTCACGTTCAAGTCCCAGATGCATTAGTTTCAATGTGCAATCAAGTTCTAATCCCAGACTTTTGGCACGGGCTAAAATTGGTTCTGAGTCAGAACCGTACCAACTGAATACCGGAACATCAACACGATGATTATTGGCCAGCACCAAATTAACCAAGCTCTGACAAGCAATTTCGCATCCAGGATAATCTATAGACATTTGATCAAACCAAACTGTGTCAGCAAGTCCACCAATAATCTTGATCTTGCAGTCATGTTTTTGTGATAATTCAGACAGTCTATGATAAAATCTTTCTACCCATCGTTCGGCAACACCGGATAAAACCTGTGTGTTCCAATCCTCTGGATAGGTGTTGTGCTTGAGGTCTCTTACATAATCGGTTTGAAATACCAACACAGTGTCTATGTGCTGACTGCCAAACCTTTCGAACCATAGGTTTATCCTGTTACTGCTGTCCAAATTTGAAGTGCCGCCTTTGCTGATGTTGAATACTGTGTGTCTGTCATCCACAAGATATTGCTCCAATCCTGTGTGGGTGACTTTGGTGCAAGCGACATCCCACTCACCACAACCCCAACTGTCCCCGCAGATCAAAATATTGGCCATGTTACTATTCCCAGGGAGGTATCTGCCAATCTAAACTGATTTTTTGATAAATGTCGTTGCCAATATGTTTCCAATCAGTTTGATCCCACGGTACCCAGGTAAATTTGGCCTGCCGAAAATCAGGTTGTGACCTAGTGTTAAAAGTAATGCCTTGAGAGTGGGTCAATATATTCATGGGTCGCACATGCTTGTAGCGTATGAGATCACACAGTTGTCCCCAGCCCATGGGATCTCTTCTGACTCCTAGCCCAGATCCAAAGTACCAAATATTTTTTTCTTGAGTAAGACAATGGTTCAAAAGATATTCTAGCTCCCATTGTTCCCAAATGGCCACACACAGTTTGCCTTGATAATCATGATCTCGTATCTTGGGATTATGTGTGGCAAATCCTGGATCTCTTGAGACATTCCAATATCTTCGAACCCAGTCTACTCCTTGTTCGTCTACGAATATTTTTTTGGCATTGTCGTACCAACAATTGATGCCTTGATTTTGTTGATCAAGCGTGACATGAACGCTGGCTAACAGTATTGTGGTTATACCAGGAATAGAATCAATGACTTCTAGTGTGGTATCAAAGCATTTTTGTTGTATGTCTTGATCCAGTTCTGACCATGCATTTAAAATTACCGCAATACCAGGATCATTGATATTAGGTTGACTTGACATGAGTGTTTATCTTCTCATTTTACTTATATCCCTGGCTTCGTCGTCGCTAAAGATTGGCACAGCATTTGACTTGTGCATGGTGCCAATGCCTTTGACCTTGGTACCAGTGTATTCTTGATCTTGGTGTTTTACACAGGCCACCCATCCGGTATCGCGGCTTTCGATCCGCGGAGTTTCACGTCCGGGTGGCACACGCATGGTCACGGTCAGGGTACCTTTGGGCTTGGGCGGCGGTGTAGGAGTTCTACTAAACTTGGGGGCCATTTTTTTGAACGTGCCCAGGCGTTGTTCCCATTCTTCTCGCAAGAGTTCGGCACGACGTTTGGCTTCGGCACTGGCCCATTTGCGTGGTCCACGCTGTTTGCCGGTAGTGCTTAACCAAGGACCTTCAAGATGAAACGCCATAGATCACTCCTATCATTAATAATACTATTATAGCACAAATGGGCATTTTGGTCAACCTGGAGTTCTTAGTGGGAAATAGTCTTGTTGTTGTCCTTGTCTGTGTAGATCTGTTGTAACACAGTGTATGCCACCATCCCAGAAATATCTGTGCCGGAATGGAACAACATGTGGGGTGATTCCATACTTGTCCAGAGCTTTGAAAACTTGTTCATTGTAGTTGAATACCATGACGTTTTTGGGATCTATAATCAACATGTTGACATCAAACACTGTTTCTTCAACATAACCAGTCCAATGTGATAGCCAGTTTTCTACAACATTGACCACATCTTGATCATGTTCAAACCCAGGTATCCACCATTTGCCTTGATTTTTTATTTTCAACTCCATAAATGGTTCGACTTTTTCCCAACTCTGGCCATTGAGATATACAACTTCCCAATCTGGAAAAGTTTCACTGTAAGTGGGCACATCATTGAGACTAATTATGAGTCCGGGACAAACAGGACAGTATGTGCCGTCGCTGTGACCTCCAGTATTGACCACGTGATTTCGAGTGCCCGGAAACATGTTATCTAGTTGTACTTTTAAAATTTTGGTATCTTGTGTGTAGCATTCGGTACCAAAGTATAGATCTTTTCCAATTCTTGATACCATGGCTCCATTTACTACCGCATTGTCGTGATGCACTATTTCATTGCCTTGGCCGCGTAGCTTTGCCATGATGTCTTGGTAACAGTCATTGATCCTTGGCAAATATGAATTCAGAGCGTGCTGATCAACACATTCTTGTTTGATCCACGCCGGTAATTTTTCAAAATCCTCAAATGTTTCACAGTCGGGCCACGCAACATCCTTTACTGAATCATAAAAAAGATCAAAAGAAAAAAAGGTTTGATAAAATTTTTGTCCTATCATCACACAATGATCTCTTGGAGTCATAGGAGGCGCCACGAATTTGCCATCTACAAAACAACGAGTTGGTAGATTTGGTCGTAGAACTTCTACGCCAAATTGTTGCAAAACTTTGATTATGTGTTGATAATCTTCTTCGGTTTCTGTGGCAATTTTTTCAAATAATCTACGTACATGTGGAATAGATATCCAAGAATAAAACTCCGGAGGATAGCTTCTACCAACCACGCAAGTCTTGAGTGGGTCCCAATGTTGATATACTGACCAAACCATTGGAACCGTTGTGCGTGTCAGAGATTATTTGAACAGGATCATGGCCATGATCACAGCTTGAACTATAAAGCCCAGCCCTACAGTAATGATGTTGAGCATGTCTCTGAGAACCACAGCTCTAAAGAACAATAGCACCAGACCGGTCCACATGAACAACACTATATCCAGGTTAGGTACTGAATCACTGAGTCCAGTGAGCAGGGCCAACAAGGTAGGTATGGTGGCACAGTGTATGACTACGACGGCCAACCAACCCAGGGTGTCAGCACTTACTTTGGGCAAGTGTTGTTCTAACCAGGCTCTTGAAGAATTCAACAACTTTTCTAAATTTTCGATCATAGTTTTTCCGCATAAAAGATGTGCCTTCCAAATTTAGCTACCTGTGGTTTGCCCCACTGTGGTTTCACATAGTCTGCGTGAAAGTACAAGGCATTCTTCACGCTGGGCAAACGGAATCCCTCTAAGAGGACCTTTTTGGCCACTTCTTCTGACTCTTTCCAATGCGCTGGATATATGGGTCGTACTTTTGAACTTCCATCGCAGAACCATGAGAACTGACAAACTACCTTGTCGTAGATCACGTTTTTCTGATACACCACACCGCAGATGTCAGGTGCGAATCTACCGGTTTCCACACGGTTGATGGTAACCTGTGCCACTGCTACCTTGCCTTCAAATGGCTCGGTGGCAGCTTCCCAATAGATGTTGCGGGTTAGGCAGTCCAACTGTTTGGCACGATCTGCCACGCTGACAAAGCCTTGTCGAGCCACTTCATTCGTGGCTCTCAGTGTTTCTAATTTTGAGTCGGTTACGAAAACCACGGCAAACACCACGGCTACGAAACTCACTGCTTTTACTGCTATACTACCTAGATTGGACTTTGAAGAGGTCTTCAATGTTTTCTCCTTCGGGCTCAAGTGGGCCGTTTCACCGGAGTGCCCAGGATGGGCGCATTGACAGAGATTTAGGCAAAAGAAAAGACCTCGGGCCTTCTTTGGCATACTCTCCGAGCGCGGTTTTGTTTCTCACCGGGCCTGTACCATTTGTCAATGAAGAGGATTTCCGAAGTCCTCTTGATACTGCGTGTCCAGCTTTGCGGCACAGGACAATCCGTTGTGGAGTAGATCTTGGGTGTAATCCTCCGCTGATCGATTTGACGACAGCCTGGTTGTGTATTCTACTCTCTAAAATACTTAGTACCTGACCCAAATCAGGCCCAAATAACCACAAATTTTCATACATTTTTACCATAATATACAGCTATTATAGCATGCCAATTGTTTCTTGTCAATCTATGTCAGGAGCAGGCATGGCACGGATACGATCAAACGTGGCCTGCTTGTCCAGGATGTGTTGTTCCAGCTTTCTATACCGCTCACCCAGTTCACGCAGTTCTGCCCATTCCGTTTCCAGTTCAGGATTGACGTGCATGATGTTGAGACGGTTGGCTATTTCCTGCATGGTTGTCCACAGGCTGACACCATTGATTTCGATGTCAGCGTCCTCACCATCTAACTGGATTTTTGTGCTAGTCTTTTGCACTGACCATGGACTGGATGCCGTTCCAGAAGTGGTATAAATGGTGTTAGGAAATGCACTCACGTTTACAGTGTAAGGACTGGTCAGGCTCACATTGTTGAGAGTGTTGGTCAGGGTGATCGTGTCTGATTCGTAGTCCTTGCCCTGGTCCAGATCCCATTCGGCCAGAATGTCTTCCAGCCGTTGTTCATGGTCGTCCATTACTTGGCGGCCAAGGCTTCTTTTTCTGCTGTGATTTCTTTGCGTCGCTCTTTGATGGCTTTGGACATTTCTTGAAGAGCTTTTCTAGCTCTTGCCGCAGATGCTTTAACGCCTTTGCCTGTGAACTTGTCATTTTCGGCGATGTATGTTTCGAATGCTGTTTTGATTGCTTCATGGTTGCTCATAGTAATTCCTTAGGTTAGTGTGCAGAGTGCACCTAGTAATTATACTGCAAAAACCGAGGATGTCAAATATTGATGTGCCGTTTTGCCCAAGGATCCCAAACCATCAAGTTGTCCCAACCATGTGTCCAGGTCACTATAAACAGGCTAAAAGTATTGTGATCAAATATGTGCATGCGGTTGTCTTCTACACGGGCTGCTATGCTGCGACTGCTTTGGCTCCATTTGAGTAGACGGTCCCGAGCTGCAGGGTCTCGGTAAATCACGGTAAAAAGAGGTTGTTCGCTTTTATAATTCGATATAGACATTCTAGTGTAGGGTTTGGTCACTGCTCCTTGGTTCAGTGATCGACTCTACATACTTAGCAAACTTGTCGTCTAAAATGACCATTTCGTCGTCATGAGCACTGCTACTTTCATTGTTGACTCCCAACAGACGCATCATGCCACCAACATGAACTTCACGTATGCCATGTTGGTACAACAACATCATGAGTTCGTACATGAGCACACGGACTTCTTGTTCTAATTCTGCATCATCTAGCATAACATAATTTATGCCAAAAAGAAAGTGCCCGGCTACCTTATGTCTTAGGCCCCGGGCTGGAATAATACCAATTCGATGAGCTGTTTACTATCCCGCCGCTGTCGGTGTGGCTATGTTTCAGGACTCACTGCCACCAACCCGCCATTTCTAAGGTGACTGGCGTCCACCCTTCATTTGCCCTGAAGCTGGGTTGACATTGTAGAGCATACTCTGTTACATGTCACCTCTCCGCGTGTGAGGTCGAATGTGCTCTACAATATCAGGGGCCGGAGCCCCTGTGCCAGTTAGGCTGCTACTTTGTCTGCGCTTTTTGCAGAAGCAGTTGCCTTGGTGGCCTTGACTCGGACTTCGCCTTTTTTAGCGATCTTTGTCTTTTCAGCCAGCTTGTTGGCTACTGCATAGCCAGCGTCACCGGTCTGACCCAAGCTCTGCAGATGCTGGAGAGCTTCTAACTTGGTCATTGCACGTGGCAATTCCATCAAGTTGATGTCGGTGCAACCTGCTTTGTTGAGGATCTTGATACGAGCTACCAAGTCGTTTGCAAAACGGGCCTTGACAGTACCGTTAGGATTGGTTGCTGTACCTGCTACTGTGAATAACTTTTCTGTTGCCATTTTGTGTTGCCTTTCTAAGTTGCCTATTAAGTTAATTTATAATACCTTTACTGCTCACTACTATAACCATTATACTTGATATCGAGTTCAATGTCAACCATAATAGCTATATTTGGTTGGCCAAAACACCATTATTTGGCCGCTTCTTTGGATACTTCCTGCACTCGGGCCACACCAGAATCCAAAATTCGAGCGATTCCATTGAACCCCACTGTGCAGATAACTATTCCAAAAACAGTTCCTAAAATAAATCCTTTCATTTGGTTGTGTCCTTTTTGGTGGGTTGATCTTTGGATCCTGACATTTTATCTTTGGTCCATTCAGCTGACTTGGTGATATCTGTGCCCATACCAGCCACGGTGTTGCAACCAGACAGCATGATCAATGTTACCACAATCAATACCACAATGCCCAAACTAGGACCATTCAGGCTCATCCAAGCCAATACACGGTCTTTCATACTGCCTCCTGCGTAAAGAGTTTGACACGACTCAGTTGCGTGGCACGGTCAGCGTGTCGTTTGACACGGCCACGTAAGTTGATCTGTTGCCCAGGTTCCAGGCCTTCACGATAGGCAAAGAATACTTGATGATTGGTAGCAGTGATCATGGTCACGTAAAAAGTATTGTATTTCGCACTGTAGTTGGAACGTACCACTTCTCCCTGCACCGTGACCATTTCATTGATCCGCCCTACAGGATCTGATTCACAGTAGGCCAATCTGCCGTCCACGGTTTCACGTGCCAGAGTCTGGCTATGGCTCTTGGGCATGGCTGTGATCACACTGACTTGATAGTCTGTGGTTATGACATCCAAGGCGGCCATCTCGGCTGACAGCAAGGTCCATTCCGTAGCCCGATTCTTTAGGGCACTCATAGTGGCCGCATTAACCAGGTCCTGACGACATTTGCGTCCCTGTTCCAGATCGTCAACAGAGACAGAGCCGGGTTCAGCCAGATACTGTCGAACCAAGTCTCGATTGGTAGGACGAGTAATTTGACCTTGATCGTTGACTTCGGCATGCTTGCAGTAACCACCATTGACTCTATATGCGGCACAGGCCGCGGCCCAGACCTGATCTGCGGTATAGTCAAGTGTGGGTCGTTGACGTTTAGCCATTTTGGGTTTCAGCCATGAATGTGTCCAGAGCCGCCAGTTGTTCAGGTGATAGTAATTTCATGTTTCGTACCATGTGTTCCAGAGCCGCCAGTTCGTCTTGATCCTGATCCACGGCGTAGAGTCGCATGATCTCCAGGGCTTGCTCCAGCACCATTAATCCAACCTCGATCCAGCATAGGCACGGAAACCATACTTCTCAAATACCCGGGCGGCTGCTTCTGCACCGGCTTCAAGGGTGTCAATGTTTTGGCAACCATAATTTGCAGGATTCCAGATCTGCAGGCTACCGGTGTAACTTTTACGCAGGCCGGCCGCTTTCAAATATCGACCAATTTTGGTATTGCCTTTGATACCAAAGATATCGGTCCAGGCAAATCCACAACTGAACTGATCTCGTCCGCCCAGTTCCTTCTTGAAATACTCGTCGGCGGCTCGGAATGCTTCGGCCTTGGCTTCTGCTACGATTTGATTGATTTGTTCTTGACTATACATACTGGCTCCTAAATTGTTACTATACATACATTATAGCAAATCGGTAAATTCTGGTCAACCGGGCAGGTTAGTGCCCGCTGACTTACATTGACCAGTAACTTTCGCTGGCTGGACTGCAAAAATGCGGAGTATCATAACGCTCGGTGAATTCCCGACCGCCCATTAGATTTTTCTTGGTCACAAAGGTTTCGTGAACTTCTGCAATAAAGCCGCGAGCTTTAAATCCTCCAACCACGCTGTTGATATAGTCTTGGGTCACTGGATCAAAGTCACGTTTTTCTATCAATCTGCGACCCGCTTTAACACGGCGATCGGCTTTGTAAATTTCTACTGTGTATGCTGTAAGTTTGCTCATCTTTTGCTCCTTATTGTTTACTATAATACTAGTATAGCAAATCGGTAAATTCTGGTCAACCTTTTGGTAAACCCGTAAAAAACCCCCTTTTACAGGGGTTTAAAAGTGTTGTTTTTAGGCAACAGAACCCGCCCAGGGCGTAGTTGACAACCATTTTCGGTAGATTGCGTCAGCTGTGGCTTGATGCTGGGCTAAATGGTAAGGAATGCCGGCCAGCATGGAGATCCGATCTTGTACGGTTTCGTACAGCAATCTTGATTCGGCCCATTTGGCATCATCTTCTGCTACCCAGCTCTGCATTTTGGTTTCCGTGATTTCAATGTGGAACTGCATGGCCAGATGTGGACCCATGGCCCAGGCCTGATTGGGGCATGCTGGGCTGGTGGCCACTCGCACTGCTCCTGAAGGTATGCCAAACGATTCATAGTGCCAATGCGCCACGGTGTCGGTGGGAGCATCGCCAAACCATTCGCGGGCCACAGCAAGGTTTTCATAGTCTATGGGTTGCCAACCTATTTCAGGCCGAGGGCTGGCTGTGATTGTGGCACCCAGGGCACGACTCATCAGTTGACCGCCCAGGCAGTGTCCGATCACTGGACGATCCAGGCGCATGGCCTGCAAGATCAGGATTTCTGCTTGACGATTGCTCAACAAAGCGTCATTGGCACTCATGCCACCGCCCATGACAGCCAAGGCGGCATAGGGTTCTATACTAGCAGGAAACTCTTCATTGGTGCCAGCATTGAATATGACATAGTCAACACGATGCCGCTCCAACCATGT